TGGAGAAGATGTGTTGCACCGCTGCATTTAAACAGAGAGATGGGAAGTTTTCACACTCTAATGTGCTGGCAGTCCGCGAGCACATGTTCCTTGCCAATGCACATTGGGTGAGAGCCATGCGAGATATGGGAGGTGTTGAAGGGACGGTTGAGTATGCAGGCGTGCGGCGGGACTTTGATCCAGGTGACGCCGTATTCCACCCAACTTTGGACTTGTGTCTTATCCGGAGTGTTGGAGCGTTAGTTCCCGATCACGTGTATCTTTTCTCCAATTCTGTGAATATTGTTGGCTCTAGTGTTTTCGGCAATCCCACTCGCAAGCGGCCTCTTGTGCCATTGGAAGAGCAGGGCGTTCGTCGGTGTGATGTACTGACGCAAGAGATCCCCGGGTTGGGGAACCATCGGCGGTTTGTGACTAATATGGATGGAAATACGCTTGCAGGCGATTGTGGGGCACCCCTTTACAATGATGCTGGTAACGCAATTTTGGGTATTCACTGTGCGGGTGCTGATCGCACGGCGGTTTTCGAGCCAATTGACACCGCGTGGTTGATGCAGGAATGTGTACCGTTGCGTTCGCAAGGACCTTTACTACTTGGCATTGATGGAGAGGTTGGCTATCACGATCTAGGCCCAGTCCATCCGAAGTGTCCCCTTCGCTTTGAAGGTTTAGGAGATAAACCCTTGAGGCATCGTGTTTTTGGTTCGTTTGTTGATGTGAGGCGCCAGCGCTTTAAATCAAAAGTTGTTAAAACTCGTTATTCGCAATTCTTCCAGCAGCGTGGATTTCCAATGGTGAAATTTCCACCTGCATTTGGTGATGGAGATTTAAAGCCTGAGTGGGTGCCCAAACGCCAGTTTTTGCTCAATGCGTCGCAGAGTAATGGTGTGCCTTCTAGTGTGGTGAGGGCGGTTGCGGAAAATTTCCATGGCAAGTTAGCAACTCTGGACTGGTCAAATTATCAGACACTCGGACCTAAGCAAACGTTGTATGGAGTGCGTGGGGATGATCTCCAACCCCCAATGAAATTTAACACTTCTGCTGGTGCCCCTTATTGTTGCCCAAAGAATCGGATTTGCCCTGTAGCAGTGGTTGATGATGAACCGCGTTTTGTGCTACCAGAAGTTGTCAAGGAACGTTTGGCTTTTTGTTTCAAGTGTTTGGACGAGGGAGCGTCACCCGGTTTGATGTTTCGTGCCACATTTAAGGATGAGCCGGTTTCTATGAAGAAACTCCAGGCTGGAAAAATCCGCATTTTCCAAGCTTCGTGCATCGAGGCAACATACCTCGTCAGGAAGTATTTTCTGGGTGTCTGTTCTGTTTTTGCGCGTAACAAGTTTGCTTCCGAATGCATGGTGGGTTTGAACGCACATGGTCCAGAGTGGGATATGTTGCATGACCACATTTTCCGACCTGGCTGGCAGGTGATTTGTGGCGACTACACGAATTTTGATCAAAACATGAACCCAGCCTGGACGGAAGCTGCGTGGGGTTTGCTGCACGCTTTTGGGGATGAATATGGCGAGCGGCGTCGCTTTGCTTTGATCAATTCCTTGGTTTTCCCTTTAGTTGATTTCTTTGGTGATTTGGTTCAATTCGTTGGGACTAACCCCTCTGGCCATTCGTTGACAGTTATCATTAACAGTATCGTCAATAGCCTTTATATTCGCTTTGCTTATTTTAAGATTTTTGGTGAATTGGCTACATTT